GAGATAGCCAGATCGGGCGAGTGGCCCGTCATCCGCAAAAAAGGTGGAAAACCGCGAAGTCGCCCGTCTGACCGCCTCGGCAATCAGTCGGTCGTAGTGGAGCCGCTCATCCACAGTGAGAGGCATTTATGGGTTGAGTTTCTTGAGGATCGTCGTCAACTGTTCCGCGAGTTCGCTGTCCGAAAGGGAGGAGGTGGGACTGGTCGTGACATCCAGGTCAAGACTCTGCTTCGCCTGCCCAAACATCCGGTCGAGAATATCCTTGAGAATCGGCGCACTCGGGGCAATGGCCGAGAGGCGATAGGCCTCTTCCCCCTGCGACAGCTTCTCCGCCATCACCGCCGGATCCGTCACCTGCTGCCAGCGGCCCTTGTCATCCCGCGCCTGCATATGCGTGATGCCTTCCGCCGCCGTCAACTGCGCTTCGACCAACCGGTCAAACCGCTTCGACACCGCCTCTTTCCAGGCCGCAAGCAATGCCGCCTTCTCCCGAACCGACGCGGGCGGGGCAATCCGTCCACTCGCCACCGTGTCCCCGATCTTCCGCCCACCCTTGTTCCCTATCTGCCCGCCACGCTTCCTGCGCGGCGAATCCGTCGCCGCCACCAGCGCCTCCACCGTCTCCGGAATCACCGGCCCGTCCTGTCCCATGCCCAAAGTCTACTACAGTTTTTCCCGCACCCCTGTTTTGGCTTCAGCGAGGACATTCTTCTTTTTTTCAAGTCCTCGGCTTCTTTACTCTTTCTGCCGCGATGTCGCTGTCAAAGAATATATCGGACACGCTGTTTTTGTCAAGCCGATCCGTGCTCCCCTGCCACCCACCGCCCGCGTACCACACCCGCTGTATCCAGATCGGCTCCCACTTTCGCGGGGTATGAGGAGAGATGCAGTTGAATCATCAGATCGAAAAGCGATTCGGTTTTCTTTCGCGTTTGAACTTTTGGTTATTCGCCCAAAACAAGGCCCCCCCCATCGTCTAGGTCACTTACCCTAGGATTCCTGGTTTAGGGCAAATGCCCTAGCTCCTGGTGTCAAGAGTTTGACGGTGTCAATATCTTGACGGAACCTGGTGTCAATAAATTGACGCCAGCAGAAGGACTAAGCGAAGAGTATGCGAAGGTCTGCTTAGGATGCGATAAGAGAGACGCAGGTACCCGCCCATGCTAGGGCCTAGGCGAGCAGACGTTCATGCCTTAACAGGCATGCTGTGCCTCTTGTCATGCCCTGACAAACGAAAAATAGGGCAGATGACCACGTCGTTTTATGCTTGCACTCGCCTATTTGACGATGCTACAGTGGGCGCACGTCGAACGCTATCGACCACGTACCAAGGGGTACAGCATGAGAGCAAGCATTCACTACTGTTTACGCGGGCCGCATAAGGGGCTGTGGAGTGTCACGGATAGGCGTGGCGCAAGTAGTCCGACGAACGGCAAGGTAATCGCGCATGTTGATCATGCGGTACTACACGGCGCAACCTTCAAGGTCTCGGAGGCTTCACGCCTTGCGGTACTCAGGACGGGACAGCGATCCGTGCATGCCCGCGTGTTTGGTGAGGTTAACCTCACAGAACGCGGAACACTCACAGCCGTATCCGCACACTACAACCCCTACCGTGCGCCGACGTTCACGCGGTCGGATACCTTTGCGCCCGTCCATAGCGCAAACATCGTCGTATTCGGTCTCAACGGTCGCTGCTACATCTAACCGCCTACGGTATAGGCCACGTCCACGGGAGGACAGTATGACACTCACGACAAAGTTAGGCACGGCGCGACGGGTACCACGCTCACGGATCTGGATCGAAGGATCACGTCTTGCCGATTGTGGATTTACGGTTGGCGCATCGTGGTACCTATTACACGCTGACAAGTCCCTGCGTCTGGTGCTTGGCACGTCGGACGGTATCCGCACAAGGCGGGTTGCCGGGAAGCACGGGACGCATCCGATTATCGACATTACGGGTGACGTAGTACGGGATACGTTCGGTCACGTCGATCACGTTACCGTGAGCTTCTACCGCGGATCCATCGTGGTGACAGCATGAAGGACAAAACACTAAAAACCGGCTTGACCATCTTGGTGGCCTGTATGTTGACCGCCATATTGGGGTGGTTGTCAGCATGACACTGTACGAACGCATACAGACGGCTCTTGCACGTCCGACAGGACGCGTCCTTATTACGACGTACACGCGATCCACCACCTACACGCCAAAGCACGCGAGTCTGTTCATCGCACCGCGTAACCAAGACGATCTTGGAGTCTACGTCATGAACGGGAAGCGCAAGAACTATGTATTTCCGGGCTACGTTCGAATCGGTCACGTACAGAAGGTAAGGTAAACAATAACCTAGGCGATACCACGAACGAACGCACGCGAGCGTGCCACCTATCAGGAGATAGAGATATGAAATGGAATCGTAAAGACAAAGTGCCCGCATCAGCCATTGTATGGCGTGGTCAATCCGCGTTCGACGGTAAGCCGATTGTGGCGATTGTCACCGGCCTACATGGCGACAATAAGAACCCGAAGACCGGCGCAGATCTCGCCCAACTGTGGATCGTACGCTCCGACATTAACCCGCTGGACGCGATCAAAATCGGAGCAGATCGTTCGATATGCGGGATTTGCAAACATCGTGGCGATGGTACGGGTAAGCGCAGATCTTGCTACGTTTCAGTCAAAAACGCTCCGCGCCAGGTTTGGAAGACATTCGCTGCTGGCACCTATTTGACGATGCGCCCGTCCGATGTCGCCACGCATTTAGCGTCTCGTGCCATGGGAATACGCATCGGCGCATATGGCGACGGGGGCGCACTGCCGATATCCGTGTTAGCGGATCTCACGCATGGCATCTTCCATACGGGTTATACGCACGCGTGGCAGTCGCGGCCTGATCTGCAGCCGTGGCTCATGGCGTCTGTGGATACGCCAACAGAGTACGTCACAGCTAAACAGGCGGGCTGGCGTACGTTTCGCGTCAGGACGGCAGGCGAAAACCTGGATTCTCAGGAAATTGCCTGCCCAGCGTCTGACGAAGCGGGCAAGCGTACATCGTGCGACCATTGCGGACTCTGCGACGGGTCGCGAGCGGATGATCGACGGCGATCCATTGCGATCATCGCCCACGGAATCGGCACATCGTCGTACGTCAGTCTGCGATCACTGATCGCGTAAGGAGAATAATGAATCGTCGCAGATCGTCAGTCTCGGGAGAAATAATCCCACGCTGCCATTGCGGGAAGTGTGTTTACGCTGAGGGCCTGTGCTATAGCTGTTTCCAGACTGGCATGACGCTCGTATTGGGAGCGCCTAACTCGTACGAGGATCGGCTGCACCGTCTACGCATGGAGCGCCTACGTAACGACAATACGCCCACTGTGGTATGATCTTATTCACGCGGTAACCCGTCACCCTTTAACTAGGAGCAAATCAATGTCTTACGTCCACCCTGACTACAGCACCCAAAAAGCCTTCCGAGAGGCGATCAAGGCTGGCATTCAACACGAGACTTTTAATCCGAGCGGTATGTATCCAACCACCTCGGACGGGACAGATGTGATCGAAGGGCCACACTATCCGAAACCGCATCGGTGGTATGCGAGTGTAGTCGTGAAAGACGGCATCGTCATATCTGCCCGCTAATCGCCTGACGATCTGGTACCCGGTCACTGGTGATCGGGTACCACCACCCTTACGGTTAGGAGTACGCACAATGAAGACAGTTCAAATCACGTTAATCACAGGGCTATCAGTCGGATCGGTAGCAATCCTCTTCCGCCATCAGGACGATATGCCGGTGCGCGTCACGATCTGTTGCGCGGTCGGCTTAATCGGAGCGTACGTCTTTTTGGGCGCGGCGGGCTGGCTATGAGTGTCACAGACGCCTATGCTGCCGCTATCGCCGCCGCGATAGCCGTCGGGCGTGGACTTGACCCAACCATCCCAACAGACCCGCCAGACGAACCGGAGGACTGCCGTGGATCGCACAGGGATACCGGGCGCGGAGTGTGCGCTGACTGTGGCGAATTTCTCGAAAGGGGCGATAGATGACAGAGAAAGACTGGGTGAGTCGCGTCAAGCGCGTCCTATTGGGCCGCACGATCACGGGCGTGGAGTACATGAGTGCCGCAGAACGCACGGATCTGGACTGGTATCGGGGGCCGATCATGTTGCGCCTGGATTCCGGCGTCTGGGTCTATCCGAGTCAGGATGACGAAGGGAACGGAGCCGGATCGCTGTTCACGAACGATGAGAGTCTCCCGATTATCCCGTCCATTTCTTGAAAGGATGCCATGCAAGACACCTACAACACGATCACGCGATCAGATTGCCGTCCTATCACCACAAAGATTATTGACGCCCTGACGCCACTCCTCTCGGAACATGGGTTGCGGGTGACGTGCCGCAATTCGTCCTTCTCGTCCACGTCGATTCGTGCCACGCTCGTCATTGCGATTCAGGAAACGGCCACGGGGAACAGCCCTGAGCAGGACACCTTTGAGCGTCACGCGGTGTACTTCGGGCTGGATCCGTCAAATTACGGTCGGACGTTCACGATCCGTGGGCGTACCTTTATCCTGTCGGGTCTAAACCTCGCGGCCCGGAAACGCCCGATCCAAGCGACATCACCTGACGGACAAACGTGGGTATTCCCACGATTCACCCCCAGCCAACTGCAACAGTACGACTTAATCCCTGCACCCGCCACGTCACCCACTGGCGTGGGAGGACTCCAGCCCATCACTGAGCAGAAAGGATAAGACCCATGAAACGACACTTGGGACACATCGGCGTCGATGCGGGCTTGTGTTGGATAGGCGATCCTTGTTACGTCTTGCCGGAGGACGCATCGACTAACCCCGGCCATGATTGGACTGCGTTCTGTAACACGCTGGAACAGCACGATAAACCTGGTGAACCCACAGCCCATAATTTTAACGGCATCGGGGTGTGCGTCGGCACGGGCTACGGTGATGGGAGCTACCCCGTCACCGCGACAATTAAGGACGGGCGGGTCATGTCTGTGACGGTCACTTTTAAGTAAACGGCTTTATGCGTGTCCTTATTGCGTGTGAATTCTCGGGGCTGATTCGGGAGGCATTCGCTCGACACGGCCATACGGCGTGGTCATGCGATCTGCTGCCGACCGAACAGCCCGTCACCCACGGGGGCCATTACGTGGGGGACGTGCGTGATCACCTGCGAGAAGCGTGGGATCTGATGATTGCCCACCCCCCCTGCACGTATCTAGCCGTCAGCGGGGCACGATGGTTTAAAGATCGCCCCCAAGAGCAGATGGATGCGCTGGCCTTTGTCAGTGCCCTCCTCGATGCGCCGATTGACCGCATCGCCGTCGAGAACCCGATCAGCGTGATCAGTTCCAAGATTCGCCAACCTGACCAGATCATCCAGCCGTGGCAATTCGGGCATGGCGAGGTCAAGGCAACCTGCCTCTGGCTCAAGGGACTGCCCCCCCTGATCCCCACACACCTGGCGGTTACCGACGATAAATACCTGCCTTTCCCCGACTGGCCGTCTGACGCTCCCGTTGAGCGCGTGGCCCGTGTCCATCGTGCGGCCCCCTCACCCGACAGGTGGAAGGACAGGAGCCGGACACTGGCGGGGATTGCTGACGCTATGGCGGAGCAATGGGGGACACCTGCATGACGCTCCATCCCCCAGCCTGTACATTCACAGCGTGACGCCGCGACAAACGAAATTCAACCGATTTCCATGGAAGGAAATACTGAGGTTTGGTGTGAAATACCTAGTTTTCGGCGACGTTTCGGCGAAAAGCGCGACATCGGCTCAATATGAAACTCCGCTAAAAACGAGGCAAAAGAGTGGAGTTAGTTTGGCCTACGAACGTAATTCGACCGGGTTGTATACAAAATCGCTCGACTACCGTCCGTGTGCGATTGCACCGAAGTGTGGTAGGGCCTCTCCGCTATTAGGGCAGACGCCCGAACAGGGACGGTTTCACGTGGAACATCCCCATGATTAGGGGAGATACCCGTCAATATTTATTTTATATAGGAGGTAGACGATGGATGCTCGATATTATAACGGCGAACCGGACGATGAGCCGGAGACGTTTGTCGCTGACGGCGGCTGCATGGTTTGCGGCGTCTCTGGCTCCGAGCCGTGCCTCGACGACTGTAGTTGCGAGGAGTGCGATGACAGCGAGCCGTCTGCGGGGCCGTAACTGTGCTATGCTTCGCGGCGTACAAAAAAATCGCCCCCAGCCCGACCAGACTGGAGGCGTGAGAGCGCAGGTAGTAACTGCGGCCCCCGTGGACGGACATCCTACCACGGGTAGCCTTTCTCCCGCGTTCATCTAATTTCGCTGGTTCACGCACAGGCCGACGCACGATGTCGTTGCGCTGTTGGGCGACAACACGGCTCCAGCCCCGAATGGAGCCAAAAATAGTGGGGAGCCAGGATTCTGCCGGACTTTTTCCTCCCCGACCTGATGCGTTGTGTAGCTGACGGGACTTTGGCCCTCGATAGCTCTACGAATGTTCTTTGTAGAGCGTATCAGGGATAAAAGTCCGGTATGTACAAGAAGGGGGAAGGAGAGTACGTGGATAGTCAACCACACGATACGGAAGACCGAGAATGGTGGTGGACACATGGGGAGACTTTGGAGTCGGCCTTCGTGGAGTTCGGGCAGGACTGGCTCGACCTCGACATCCAGATCAATCCCGGCAAGGCGACGACGCCAACGCTGCCAGACCTGCTGGTGGACGGGAAGATCGCAGACCTCAAGACACAGGAGACGCCGTTCTTTACCGCTGATTCCTATGGCTTGGATCCGCGCCACACGGTGACGTTGAATCTGAAAGATGTTCGGTACTACCACGAATGCCATCCACGCATCGTGCTGTACTTATGGCTCAACTGGCGGCAGCGGCAGTGGCGTGATCGGACGGTGGACTATCTGGGGGGCGTCTACCGCGTCCCGCTCACCACCATCCTCACCCTGATTGCCGATGGTGCGCCTTCACATCGGTATGATCGACGACAGACGACCGACGAGCAGAACGCCACGGCGTCCTACCTCTTCGATATACGGAGTTTCGAGCAACTGTTCCACACGACCGATGCCGATTTCTTCAATTCGTGATACGCTTGCAGTCGTATATGAGACAACATGCGTGGCCCCCACATCACATCGCTTTCTTAAGGAGAACGGTCTTGCGCGAGGATACTCGTTATTTTGCCTCGCACTGGGCGAAAGAAGACGGCTCCGAGATATCTGGGAGAACGGTCGAGGCCTGGGAACAGGGGCGGCGACAACCATCCCTGTTTATTCGCCAGCACATGAGCCGTGTGTTATATCGCCTACGCAACATCCAAGGGCGAACGATTCGGATGCCGTCCGAAGACAGTTGACATTACAGGTGCTACAGTAGTAGCATCTACAGGTCGCCTAATCAAGGGCGTCACCGCCGAGAAAGGTGAGAGAGATTGTGATCCTCAGAGTAAAAATTCCGGGTGCGCTGTACAGGCTGAGTTTAAACGCCTGTGGCGACAAGAACGTGGTACTGAACCAAGCGATTTGCCGCCTCCTTGAGCGTGAGGGGTGGCTCGAAACAGTGGTGGACGAGATCGCGCAGGACGCAGTGGCCTGTGTTGCAGGGGAGACGACATGAACACTACGCCAGAACTTGACCAGATCTCAACAGCCTTGAGCTTGGCGCAGGGAGCGATTAAGCCCGCGTCAAAAGACAGTACGAATCCACATTTCAAAAGCAAATACGCCGACTTGGCATCCGTGATCGAAGCCATCCGCGAGCCTCTTTCCAAGAACGGATTGTCGATAGTCCAGGAATCTATTACGAGCAGTGAGGGTGTCTCTGTGTGGACTCGCATTCTCCATAATTCCGGTCAGTGGATCGAGACTGGGCCGCTTACCGTCCCTATGAGCAAGCTCGACGCCCACGGCGTGGGGTCAGCGGGAAGTTACGCAAAACGCTACTCGATTCTGGGTGCGTTGAATGTGTCGAGCATGGACTTGGACGATGACGGGAACGAAGCGTCCGTTGGTAAGACCACGACCATCGCCGTCCCTGTGCCGCCGGATGGATTTGAGAACTGGCTCGACGATTTGACGGCTGTCTCCGAGGGGGGGCAAGTCGCGCTAAAACAGGCGTGGACGGCCAGTGCCAAGCCCCTGCGGGCACATCTCACCGCGCACCACGCCAAAGTCTGGACTGACCTGAAAGCGGCAGCGGCGGCGGTGGATCTGGAGCCACACGCATGATCGTCCATTCTATGGAGCAACGCACCGACGAGTGGTTCCAACTTCGCGTGGGGAAGCTCACCGCCTCACAGGCTGGGAAGATGCTCGCCACGACCAAGAGTGGCTGGTCGGTGCAGCGACATGATTTGCGGATGCAGCTTGCGTGTGAACAACTCACCGAGTTTTCCTGTGAAACGCCCTTCGTGCCCTCCGCTGCCGTGCAGCATGGGATCGACCAAGAGGATGCGTCCGTCCGATTCTACGAGGGTTTGCACGGCGCGGTCGTTGACCGAAGTGTTGGGTTCCTGGAGTCGGACGATGGTATGTGTGGGTGCAGCCCGGATGGGCTGGTCATGGATGGGCACGTGCGCGGCTTGTTGGAGTGCAAAAATCCCACCACGAAAAACCATGTCGTGTATCTACGGGCTGGTATCGTTCCCCCCCAGTATGCCGCCCAGTTAACACATAGCCTTTTTGTGGCTGGCCCAGACTATAAATTCATCGACTTTTTCTCGTATGATAATCGCCTCCCGCCGGGGCTACAGGCGTTCTGCGTTAGGGAGTGGCGAGACGAAGATCTGATCACGGCCCATACCAACGCGGTTGCCGTGTTTCTGCGCGAGGTCGAGGACGAGGTAGTCGCGCTCCGGTCGTTACAACAGACGCATGAGGAGGTCTATGCCTGAGAAAGCTCCGCTTATATTCTTAAAATGTAGCGCCAAGAAAAAAGAGTTCGCCAATGGAGGATCGCTGTTAAGTCTTGGTATTAAAGCCGAAGATCTGACGGCGTTCATTGCCGAGCATACGAACGAACGCGGGTATGTGAATCTGACGATCAAGGAGCGGCGGGAGGTTGGTCGCTACGGTGACACCCATGCCGTGACTCTCGATACGTGGGTAGCCACGCCGAAAGCGGCACCCATTACGGAGTCGGACATCCCGTTTTGACGGCGTGGACATGGGTATTTCCGTGGCGGCGGTGGTGCGGTGGTGGAACGCGAGACGACACTGCGTCCCGCCTCAATGCCCTGGGTCGCGTCTCACCCCATTGGCTCCACCACGAACGCCAAACGTCCCAGAACGAGTCCCATGGCGTGATCTCGGAAAAGACGCTGACGACCAAGCGCCCTATGGACA